GGTTGGTGGCCAAAGCTTAAGAGTGGAGGCTATTTGTGCGGCGATGACTATATCGAAGGAAAATATCAAGTTGAAGAATTGCAATTCGGCATCGTGCAGGCTGTTGACGAGTTCAGACAAGAGCGAGAATCCGAAATTAATCATTCGGAATTAATTAAAGATCAATTTGTTTTCCAGAAGAAATGATTTCAGAAAAGTTGAAATGCGTTTTCGTGCATATTCCTAAGTGTGCCGGCAGTTCAATTAATCTTGACTTAAAATTAACTTCTGTGGGTTTTTCTGGGCATAGTCCAGCTTCTTGTCATTTTGATTACATCGGCCAAGGTTATTTTTCTTTTACGTTTATTCGAAATCCATACGATAGGGTTGCTTCCGCTTATAGGTATTTTCAAAAATTAGTTCCGGGCCATAGATGGTACAAAAGAAATAGCATTATAGCTGACCTAGCTAACGAACTAGACTTCAGTGGTTTCGTTAATCACATAGACGACTTTAAGCAGCTAATGAAAAGAGAAGATGGCTCTTATGAGTCCGGCATCCACTTTCAACCGTTCTCTTATTTCTTAGATGAGCCTGTTGATTTTATTGGTCGACACGAGAACATACAGCATGATTACTTCAGCATTAGATCCAAATTAAACCTTCCAATAAAGAACCTACCAAAAACAAACTCAACAAACAATAAAGACTATAGAGAATTATACGTAGAAGATAGCAAGAATATTGTGTATAATACATACAAAGAAGACATAAAAAAATATAACTACAAATTTTAAATAAAATGCCATTACCATACGAATTCGAACTAGATGATTCCAGGCTTTCTCTGCTGGAAAAGATTAAACCAGGAGATGTTTGCGCAGAAATAGGTGTATTCAGGGGCGACTTTTCTGAATTCATGCTGAAGATGGACCCAAGTAAGCTTTATCTAGTTGATCCATGGGTTAGCATAATGGATATTCCAGCTAGATGGCACGCAATTGATCAGGGTGAATTAGATTTGATCAAGCAAAACGTCGTTAATAAATTCTCTTCAGACAATCGTGTGGAAATTATTGAAAAATACTCAATTGATGCACTTGATGACTTCGAAGATAGCTCGTTTGACTGGATTTATCTTGACGCGAATCATTCATATTCTTTCATTCAGCAGGATTTAGAAAATTGGTGGACAAAATTAAAGCCTGGCGGAACAATGTGCGGAAACGCCTACCAAGATGATGATGCTCAAATTAGGCTTCTTGACTTTGGCGTTATACCTGCAGTAGATTCATTCTTAGAAGACTTTTTTGACGAAATAGAAAATTTTGAAATCATAGAATATCAATTCGTATTAACAAAAAAATGAAAATATTAGTTGGAGGAGCGGGCGGCTTTATTGCCGGTTATTTAGTTAAAGATTTATTAGCGCAAGGGCACGAAGTTATTGCTGCCGATATTAAACCATCAGAAGAGTGGTATCAAACTTTTGATGCTGCTGAAAATCATTTTGACTGTGATCTTGGGGAAAAGCACCATTGTTACAATCTATCAAAAGGTGTTGAGCGAATCTACAATCTTGCTTGTAACATGGGTGGCATGGGTTTCATTCAAAACAATCATGCTCTTTGTATGGAATCAGTTTTAATTCAGGCGCACATGCTTATGGCTGCCAGAGACAACGGGGTCAAAGAAATACTCTATAGCTCCTCTGCCTGCATTTACCCTCAAGAGATTCAGTCTGACATTAAAGATGCTGCCTCACAGGGCTTAAAAGAGCACACTGCATACCCGGCAAATCCGGAAGATGGATATGGCTGGGAGAAACTCTTTAGCGAGATTTTAACTTCTTACTACGGCAAGGACTTTAATATTGATTCTAGGGTCTGTCGATACCACAACGTTTATGGCCCTTATGGCACATGGCGCGGAGGCCGCGAAAAAGCTCCAGCAGCTATTTGCCGTAAGGTTATTGACGCTAAGATGAGAGGCAATCATGAAATTGAAATCTGGGGTGATGGCGAGCAAACTCGTTCTTTTATGTATATCGACGATTGTATAACCGGAATGGACTTGATGTGGGAAAAAGGCGACACTCGTCCATTGAATTTAGGTAGTGACGAAATGGTTTCAATCAATCAGCTGGTTGATATAGCTGAAGGTATTGGTGGGATTAAATTAAAAAGAAACTACAATCTTGATGCGCCGCAAGGAGTTCGTGGTCGAAATAGCGACAATGAAATGATCAAAGAGGTGCTTGGATGGGCTCCATCAATCACCCTACAAGACGGACTCGAGAAAACTTATGCCTGGATTTACGATCAGATGCAAAATTGCAGTGACTCATCAGGGTATTAAGTGTAAATACTTTTACTATGATCGAATTCTACAACGTAAAAAAGAAAAAGAAAGTCTCAGTTGAAGAGTCTAGCGTTTCAAAACACGCTTACGAAAAAACAACCAAGACCGGAAAGCAATCGATAAGATACGCCTTAAAAGCGGTAGATGAAGACGGCACTAAGCTGACTAAATTCTGCAGCAAGGCTGACTACGATAAGCTTCCGGACTGATGGGGCCTATATTAAATACAATTCTTGGAGCAGGAATCAAGCTGCTCTGCAATTTAATTAATTCTTGGCTTGAGCAAAAACGCCAAGACCAACTCTTTATAGCTGCCAAAGATGCAGCTATGTTTGATGCTATTTGCAAAAACCAATCTGCTCAAGCCAGCGACCCCTTCGTGAAAATCTCAAGACGTATACTTTTTATGTCAATAACCTTCACTATGTGTTACTTGATGATTTACTATGCCCACAACCCAGACATAACCTATAATCTGATAGTGCCAAAAGGAGAAGGAACTAGATGGGGATTTTTTAGTTGGATATTCGGAGCTAAAGACTGGGAGCTGGTTCAAATGACTGGAGGCTTGATGCTCTCGTCCTTTATGGATTTATGCTTTATGGTTGTTGGGTTTTATGCAATTCCCAGCAAAAGGCGCTAAAAAAGTGTATACTCTTATAAGATAATAAAATTATGAGTACAATACCTACGCAAACATACGATAATCCTCTTTTTAGCGGAAGCAGTCAAGCATCACATTCTCCAGATGTAAATTTACAATACATATGGGATCAAGGAATTAATTCTGAGGCTGGCGGCTGGAGACCTTTAAATACTGGAGACTTACTGACTGTAAATATAGAAGATGCGCAGATCAACGTAAATTTAGACAAAGACGAAGACTCCGTAAACATCTATACCAGTGAAAATCAAGCGATCAACGTCGAGTCTACAGACTTAGACGTTAGGGATCTGACTAGCGACACAGATTTTGTTAGCGCCAACCTACAGGTGGGCGACGTAGATGTATCTGACGCTAATCCGGTTCCATCTTTTGACCCAAAGACTTATATCAGCTTTACAGATTCTACAAATTTTGAGAGTGCGGACCTTGGAAGTAGTAGTGCCTCGACGGACCTTCATCCGACTGCATCCCCTTGTTATAGCAAGCATGGCTACATAGCCCATTGCTATACTGGCGCCAACAATACCTTTACTGGTAGTTTTATATTTGAAGCTAGCATGGATGGGGTCAACTGGGCGTCAATAGAAACAAGGACAATCGAGTCCTCTACCGATACAACTTTTAGTTATTACGATGAATTCAACTTCAGATACAGCAGGGTTACCTTCACAGGTGATGCTAATTTTACAGGAACTTGCTTGTTGCAGGAAAAGCATGATTTGTAATGGGGGATATATCAAGCTTCAGGCTCATCGGTAAAACTTCCGCATACCAGACTAAATTTTACCCCGACACTGAGCTCAAAAATTTTCAATATCGCTGGACCCCAGAAGAAAGTTCGCTATTTGCCTGGTATGACGCAAGCGACATATCCACCATAACGGAATCTGCTGGAATCGTGTCTCAAGTTGACGATAAGTCAGACAATGGATTCCACTTAAATGTATTAACCGCCAATAAAGTTGGACCCAAGACGGGCGTAGAGACACTTAATAATTTAAATGTACTAACTTGGGACTTACCTGCTCAGGTGCTTGAGAATAATTCTTTTGCATACGATCAAAACTCCAAGGCATTATACTTTGCCGTAATTTTCAAATGCAATATAAATAACCAGCAGGATTTCATTATTGCTGGCACTGAAAATACCGCGCCTGGTAATAGAATGTCTGCAAGGAGGACAGTTGGCTTCAATTCAATTCAAGTATTAGGGGGCAGTGGAACAGGTTCAAATATCGCCCTTAGCACGCCCCAAAACACCGCCAATGAGGGAGAGGATCTTTTAATTGTTGTGAAATTTAACGGAAGTAATTCTCATATCAGGATTGATGGAGAAATTAAAAATTCAGGGAACATTGGCACCAATCCATTTTCATCACTTAATGTTGGAGCTAATGAGGGAGAGTTTTCTTCAATCAATGGATACATTGCTGAGCTCGTATTCTTTGAAGACTCTTCAGTCCAAGAAAAGATGGAAGGGTATTTAGCCCACAAGTGGGGTACTTCAGATAATCTCCCAGTGTCACACCCCTACAAATACCAGCCAAGATACTTCATTTAATTCCCTTGACTTTTTTTATTGTTTGTGCTATTATTAATAGGTGACTCAAACTGAAAAGAAGAAAGTAATCGAAAAGTTAATAGAACAACCCAAGACTCAAAAGAGATTGTTCTGGGGAAGGGAAATAAAATCCCTAAACATATTAATTGAATCCTACCCTATTGATGGGTTCTGGAAAGGTTTATCGTTCCCAAAGAAGCTTGACAGCATAATTGTATTGCGCTCTGGTTACTACGCAGATCAACTCAAAAAGAAATACAATAGATACACATATAACATACCTCCTAATAAACAAATAGATATAAAAGAAAAAACAGGAGAAGACTACATAAAACAAAATAAACCAAAAAATATTAAAGAATTTCTATCATGAGTAAAAAAACAGAAACAGAAACAGGATCAATAGATTCACTCAAGAGCTTTTTAAAACAAAATGAAGAGCATCACTACAACTACGAAGAAGATATAGACTACAAGGTATCTTGCGGCAGCCTTAAAGTAGATTTTGAACTAGGCGGGGGGCTTGGGCCTGGGCTTCATAGGTTTGTTGGTATAAACGAGGGAGGCAAGACCTCTGAAGCTCTAGAGGTTGCGAAGAACTTCTTAAAAATGCCAAAAGCAAAGGCTGTATACATCAAAGCAGAGGGAAGATTATCTCCAGAGGTAAGAGAACGTTCTGGTATCAAGTTCGTATCTAAAGAAGATGAATGGGATCAAGGTAGTTGTTTTGTTTTTGAGAGTAATATATATGAGACTGTACTAGATTTAATGAGGGTCCTTATTGCGAGAACTCCTGAGGCCATAAAATATTGCTTCGTGCTAGACTCCCTGGATGGGTTAATAATGAAGGATGACCTCAAGAAAAACTTTGAAGACTCTCATAAGATTGCTGGTGGGGCGCTGCTGGGCGCAAAGTTTATGCAAAAGATGAGTATTGCTCTCGCCAAAAGAGGCCACATGGCTATATTTATATCTCAGGTTCGTGCAGATATCAAGCTTGACCCATATAGCAAGGCTCCTGTCCGCCAAACTACTGCCACAGGTGGCAATGCGCTTCTCCACTTCGCTAATTATATACTTGAATTCGAACCTAGGTTTAAAAAAGACCTAATACTAGAAAATCCTAGCGCGCCATTAGACCATGACAAGAATAAAATAATTGGTCATGTCGCAAAAATGACCGTAAAGAAATCTCCTAATGAGAAAACCAATTATGTCCTTGAGTATCCAATTAAATATGGGCGCAAGAATGGAACTTCTATATGGGTAGAGAAGGAGCTTATAGATATGCTATACCTATGGGGCTATATAAACAAGAAGGGCGCATGGATATCAGTAGAAGAAGATTTCGTGGAGCTGCTAAAAAAAGAAGGTCATGAATTCCCTGCTAAACTCCACGGCGAGCCAAAACTAAATGACTTACTCGAAGCTAATCCAGACTTAATACAGTTTTTGATTAAACATTTCTCAGAAATAATCTATCAGTCCTAGCAGAATGATTTTTAAAACATTAGTTGGTTCAACAAAAAGAGTCAAAAAGCCAAAAAATTATATGGTAAAATGGAAGAAGCCTAGCAGAAGCAAAATGCAATTTGGAGTAAAAGAGTTTGTGAAGAACTATTGGTTTAACGATGTGGTATTTGAAGAGTTCCCTATCGTTGGCACCCGAATGAGCCTAGACCTATACAACGCCAATAAAAACATCGCAATAGAAGTTCAAGGCGCTCAGCATTTAAAATACACACCATTTTTTCACGGCAAATCAAAAACAACTTTCCTTAGTCAGATAAGGAGAGACAATGATAAGCAAGAATTCTGCAAACTGAACAACATTAAACTAGTAGAGATTTACCCAGAAGATAAATTATCTGTAGATTTATTCAAAACCTTTGGAGTCATCCTTTAATAAGTGTATATTATATAAATGAGCAACAATATAGATCCAGAAAACATGCAAACTTTTTCAATGCCCGAAAACCTGCTTGAACAAATTTTCGAGTTCACAGGTGGAGCAGAACATAGCAAGGGTTTCATTATAGCTTATGCAGACCAGAATGGGAAACCCCTAGTTTATACTAGAGCTCAGAACCAAATCGTAGAGATGGGCCTTAGAAAGTCTTTGGAGAAATATTTATTAAATATTGAAGAAGCTGAGAGCATGTATAACATGGAAAACGAAGACCCAGATATTGGGCTCGAATAATTTTTCACAAAAAGCTTTACAAATTCATTCTTCTCTGCTAGTATAGCACTATGGTATATTCTTACGAATTAGAACAACAGTTTTTGGGCGGCCTACTAAATCATCCGGAGAAATACATGGAGATAGCTTCATTTATTACTTCCAAGGATTTTGTATCAGATGTAAACGGAGTTGTGTTTACATTTTTGAAGCTTGATTATGAAGAAGGGAACTATATAGATGAAGTTGTTCTTGCTGAAAAAATTAAACTCTCCGGAATATCTTTTGAAGACAATATTAATATATCCGAATACTCTCGAGCGCTTAAACTAAGAAAAGGCTCAGCAGAATCGATAATTGACTCAGCCAAAGAGCTCTCTAAGCTTACAGTAAGAAGGGGGATTGGTGAAACTGGGGCTAAATTAACCAGCTCAATGAAGAACCTAGATAGTTCTAAAAACTTTACTCAAATAATAGACTTAGCCGACTCTATATATAACGATCAAGTCAGCTCTTATGAGCTTGGCGACAATAAAGCTTCTAATATTTTTGAAGAAATGGAGCAATGCGTAGAAGACAAAGGAAACAACCCCCAGACTGAGTTTGGTCCCAAAGGTCCTCATGAAAGACTGCATGAACTCTACGGATCTCTTCTGCGTCCAGGAAACATAACTACATTAGTGGCTAGAACTGGTGTTGGTAAAACTCAGTTTGTTATGGATTTCTGCGTTAAGGTTTCCGCAAAAGAAAATATACCTGTCCTACATTTGGATAATGGGGAAATGAGCAAAGAAGAATTAATGATGAGACAGTGCGCATCTCTAGCTCAAGTCCCTATGAATCTGCTTGAGACTGGGCAATGGAGGCAGGCTGGAGAAGATGTGGTAAATAGAGTTCGTTCTGTTTGGAAAAAGATAAAAGAATACAAGCTATACTACCAGAACGTAGGTGGCATGCCTGTAGACTCAATGATTCAAGCTGTAAAACATTTTTACTACGGCTCCGTTGGTAGGGGTAATCCTATGATTTTAAGTTTTGACTACATTAAAACTACATCTGAAAACTCTAAAAACAAATCAGAATGGCAAATAGTTGGAGAGATGGTTGATAAGTTTAAGAAATTGATCCAAAGAGATATTACCACAGATGGACTACCTTCTATCTCAATGATGACAAGTGTTCAAAGTAATAGGTCTGGCATAACAAACAATAGGAGCTCTGAGAACATCGTAGAAGATGAGAGCATAGTATCCCTGTCTGATAGAATTACTCAATTTAGCTCCCACTTGTTTGGTTTGCGACAAAAAACACTTGACGAGCTTGCCGCCGAGCCTGGTTTTGGCACTCATAAATTAACATGTTTTAAATTT